ATGTCGTCTGCCGATGTGCGAACCATGCGCCCGTTCGTACCGGCTGGCAACTACCGTTCGTCGCCTTTCGTACCAAGCGGCACGGGCGCGTGTATTATTCAATGGCCAACAACAACGGGAGGTGGCACATGATCGAGTTCAAAGGGTTTCCGAAGATGGCGAGACTGTCGCGTGAGTGCATCATTACCGAGAAAATTGACGGCACCAACGCGCAAATCTGCATCACCGAGGACGGGCAGTTTTTTGTCGGGAGTCGCACCCGCTGGATTACGCCAGAGGATGATAACTTCGGCTTTGCCAAGTGGGCGCACGAACACAAGGAAGAATTGCTGGCGCTTGGCGTAGGTCAGCACTTTGGCGAGTGGTGGGGCTGTGGCATTCAGCGCAACTACGGGCTGACTGACCGCCGGTTTTCGCTTTTCAATGTCACGCGATGGGCCGAAAACCGCCCGGAATGCTGCGATGTTGTGCCGACCTTGTACCGTGGTGTTTTTCACTCTAACGAGGTTTCCACCGCGCTTGCCACGCTTGAGAATGCCGGCAGTTTTGCAGCGCCCGGTTTTATGAAGCCGGAAGGAATCATCGTGTACCACGTTGCCGCCGGCATCGGGTTCAAGAAAACCATTGAAAAAGACGAACAGCCGAAAGGGAAGCAACCATGACCACCGACCAAAAACTAGCCGCCATCATGCGGCACTACACACACGCAGGCGACAGGCTGCCGGCTATCGCTGACCGCATCGGCGTATCGCACGTCACCCTGCGCCGCTGGCTTTCCGGCGACCGCGACCCGGACACAATGGCCGACTCAGTGCGCAAGATTGACAAGGCTTGGGGGGCGCTGCCATGAAATACTGGACAGTCACCGACATACAAAAGGTCAAGACAATGGCCGCGCATGGCTACTCAAAGGCTGAGGTAGCAGAACGCCTCAGCCGGTCGCATGACAGCGTGCGATCAATAGCTGGCAGGTACGGCATCGTCTTCAAGATGGTTAGAACCTGGAGCGACGCAGAGACGCAATACTTGCGCGAGACAGCAGGCAAGTTGCCGGTCTACGCAATCGCCGCGAAGCTCGACCGCAGTCAAGCGGCCATCAAGGTGCGCGCATCGAAACTCAGGCTTTCGCTAGTATGAGAACCTGCCCCAAGTGCCAGCAACACCTGCCGCTGTCATGCTTCGGCTCGCAGCGCAGGTGCAGACAGTGCGTTAACGAGGTACACCGAAAGCACAGGCGCAAGGTCGCGGCGGAAAAGGCAGCGGCGCTCAAGCCGACGCTACTGGAACAACTGGAGGTGCAGCGGGTATGGCGGCCGATAGGAGGTGTTTAAATGAGTTGGCTCTTTTCGCAGGCGCTGGTGGCGGAATACTTGGCGGGCACTTGCTCGGATGGCGAACAGTCGTCGCAGTTGAACGTGATGCCTACGCCGCACAAGTTCTGGCGCAACGACAAAACGATGGATTGCTCAAACCTTTCCCGATTTGGTCTGATGTGTGCAGTTTTGACGGCAAACCGTGGCGCGGAATTGCTGACGTTGTATCGGGCGGATTCCCTTGCCAGGATATCAGCGTTGCGGGAAAAGGCGCAGGAATTACCGGCGAGCGCAGCGGACTCTGGAAACAGTTTGCGCGGATCATTGGCGAAGTACGACCGCGATTCTCATACATTGAAAACAGCACAGCACTCGTTACTAGAGGACTCGACGTTGTGTTGTGTGACCTTGCCGCGCTCGGGTTCGATGCGGAATGGGGCTGTTTATCAGCGGGAGAAATTGGCGCACCGCATGAGCGTGATCGGTTGTGGATACTCGCTACCGACGCCAACAGCAAGCGCGATGCCGTGCGAAGGAACGGTCAGGATAATGCGGAAGAACTGGCAGGAAGGCCGGTTTACGTTGGAGGAAGCCAGCGCGATAGCGGGCAAGGATGTACGGAAGGCGCAGGGGAAAGTGCCGGAGATGAAATACCCGACGCCACAAGCATCGGACAACCGCAACCGTGGAACGAAGAACACGCCGGCCATTGCCAGACGAATAGAGGCAGAAAAGCAGGTCATGCTTTTCATGACTTTAGATGGCCCGATGAACCCAACATTCCCCGAGTGGCTAATGGGCTGGCCTATCGGATGGACAGGCTTAGAGCCATTGGAAACGGGCAAGTTCCGCGAGTGGCAGCGGAAGCATTCTCAATCCTTCGGCAGCGTGGCGGATGGTGACTAACTGCCCCGACTGCACCCGCAACGGCGGCGCGTATAACCTGCGCTGCCTTCCGTGCGCCACTTACGGACACAGCCGCGCCGACCTCATCACAGCCGCTAAGGCTTACCGCAACGGGCCGGCTGACGGTAGATAGGAAAAGGCCCGCTCGTGGCGGGCCTGATTCCTTCAAGCATCTTCTAGCGAGTCGAATAGATCAGGCATTGCGACCTTCTTTTCAGCCGCTTTCAGGTACTGCACGCCATCGAAGAAATAGCCGGTGTTCAACTCGCTGGCACTGGCCTTGCGTCCTTTCAGAATCGCACGATACGGAACCGTCATAAGCCCACCGAAAGGGTCATGCACCACCTCGCCCGGCATCGAGTAGCGGTCAATCAGCCGGTCTACGATATCGAATTGAAGCGGGCAGACGTGGTTTGCCAATCCACGCGCAGATTGGTTCCCGTTCAGAGTAATCATCCGGTTTACATCGTGCCAGACGTTCGGGTCATGCGAACCTGGCGCAAGTGACATAAACGTGGACGGCAGCGCGCCGCGCGCTTCCAGTTGCTCGCCAATGCGAACGTGATGCTCGTAGTCGTAAACGTGTGACAGGCTGTATTGCGTGAACGCCTTCGCCAGCTTGTCAGGTCCCATGCCTTCCAGATCCTCCGCAGTCAGCATCCGGTTTCCGCTTGAGCGCCAGAATGCGTGCGCGTCTACCTGCCAGTGTGCCCGGCTGTACCCGTCTGGGTTGATAACCTCCGCCACATCGTCGCCTTTCGCAGCAACGTGCATCAGCTTGTCCTTTTTAACAGGGACATCGGCGTAGCCTTTCGTCCGGTCAGTCTGCGGCTTGCGCAGGAGAATCACATACTCCGGGCAGCCTACGCCCATCTTCGTGCCGTCCTTGCAGTTCTCTGACCATCCGAGCCGGTAAGTCTGGTTATTCTCGCGCACAACATCAGTGACGACCGTTATCATGCCCATGTAATCAAAGCCGTGTTTCTTGCCGTGGAAGATAGCCTCCGCGTGGAAAGGGCTAATCGTCGGCGCTCCTGCCCCGGTCACATTACCGAACAGCACGCGGTCTTTGACGTGGCAGCAATATAGCCGGCCCGGCTGCAATATGCGCAACAGCTCTGGCGTCAGATAGTCCATCTGTTTCCAGAAGTGATCGTTGTTTTCCGTGTGCCCGAAGTCGTTGTAGCTCGGCGTGTATTCGTAGTGGTTTGCGAACGGGATAGACGTGACGATCAGGCCTACGCTATCCGTAGCCATGCGCTTTGCTTCCAGCACGCAGTCATTGTTAGCAACGCGCCATCCGTCGCCGCTGACCTCAATTCGCTCGACACCGATAGTCCGTGCCAACACGTCGGACATGCTCAGGCTGTTAAGGCCGTGTTCTTTGATAACGTCGCTCATTTTCTGCACCATCTCTTTATGTTGTGACCACTTTTTCTGCAAGGTGTGAAGCACCTCGCGCTCGGCTTCGCTGTGGATAATGTGAATCTCTACCTGCTCGGTTTGCAGGAAGCGATAGACCCGGTGGATTGCTTGTATGAAGTCATTGAACTTAAACCCGATGCCGACAAAGATGGCTTTATGGCAATGGCGCTGGAAGTTACAACCTGACCCGGCAATCACAGGTTTGGCAGATAGATATTTAAACTTGCCGTCGCTGAAGTCGATGATGGCTTGCTCTCTCTCTTCCAGATCTTGCGTGCCGTAAATGCTCACTGCCGATGGGATAGCGGTCTGGATTGCGTGACGCTCATCCTCCAGGTCATGCCAAAAGATGTACGCCGACTGCGGGTCAGCCTCGACAATCTCGCGCATCTTATCAATGCGCAATTCCAGACTTGACCGCTTTTCCTTGCTCGCATCACGCAGCGACATAGCAGCATCGACGAACATGGAACCCTGACCGTCGCGGTCAAAGCCTGCTTTCGTATGGTCTGACTTGACCTCGTGATAAATCACGTCAAACGGTGGCAAGTCGTAGCCATCGTCGCTGTAGCCAAGGTCAGACGGGCGCTGTAGGAATATCGCCCAAGAGTTGAGCCATAGCCAGAACTCGCGCTCCTTGTGCGGGTACAGGGTCAGATTATTGGCCTGCGTGCTGTCGCGCTGGAAAAAGCGAGTCAACGCCTGCCCGGTGTCCATAATTCCGAGAAACCCGGCGTAGTGAATCAGCTCCTTGTAACGGTTCGGACTAGGCGTTGCCGTGGCCACAAACCGGAACTTGACCTTATTGAACAACGTCAGAAACGTCTGGTAGGTTTTGCTTCCGTATGAGCGCAGCACGCTCGCTTCGTCAAGCGATACGGCGTTAAAGACGTTCGGGTCTAACTTCCCATCGCGTACCGATTCATAGTTCGTAATGTAGAAGTTGTGGCCGTGTTCCATCTCATCCTCGGTGCGGATGAACTTGAATGTCACGCCCACCATCTTCCCGTCGCGGATGAACTCTTGACGAACGCCGAGCGGAGCCACAATCAGCACCGGCCCGCCTGCGTTCAGTTGAACCAGCCGCAACGTCTCTATCTGCATGAGCGACTTGCCAAGACCGAACGCGGCGAAGATTGCGCGATTACCGCCGCGAACAGCCCACCTAACAATGTCGCGCTGGTGCGGTTTCAGAATGTCGCTGATGTCGCTGTCTTGAATCTCGAAGCCGCCGAACTCTGCCAGCCTGATTTTTGTTTTAAGAAACTCTATGTAATCCATCTCCCTTCCCTCTCTGTAGTAATGGCGGCCTATCCACCGCGCTGGTGATGGCGCGTCCTTGCGCCTGTGGTGTTCAGAATTGAATGTCGTCGTCGGTGGCTGCCGGCGCACTGGCTGGCGTTGCCGGCGCGCTCGGTGCCGGTGCATCCTCCCGCTTACCACCAGCCAACGTCAGCGAGTTGACGCGAACGCTGATCTTCGCGGCGTACTTGTCAGTGGCAGGCGTCAGCGAAACCTCACCGCTCACGACAACCGTCTGACCCTTGCGCAGGTACGGCGATACTGCCTTGCCACCTGCACCCCAATACGCGCAGTCAATCCAGTGTGTCTGTTTCTTGTCGCCGTAGCCACTGGTGCAGGCGACGGAGAAATTGCACACGTCAGTACCGCCGACCGTGTTCGTGCGGCAGTCGCCGCCGAGGTTACCGCTGAAGGTGAATACGTTCATCCGAATGTCTCCTCATCGTTCGATTGTGCGCCGGTGATCGGCGCGTCCTGTACCTCTGCAATCTCAACCGGAGCCAACGCTTCCAGCCGCTGCATCTGATCGGCCGTCAGTGTGCCGGTTTTCTGGCATTGCGCAATGACCTGTTGCAGCGTCATCGTGCCGGCTTGCATTGCCTCGCCCATCTTCGCCAGTGCTTTGTCGAATCTGTCAGCCGGGTAAGGCTTGTCTTCAACCACCAACAACGGCACATGGTACGGGATGGTTTTTTTCTGATTAAGCCGCAGCGAAAACGCAAGCCCGCGCGCGTCAATGTCCGACAGCGACCTAATGCGAATTCCGCCAATTTCCTCGCCGGCATACTTGACGGTGTTGTCGTAATACAGCCGCGCACGCTTGCCAATCCATGCGGCAGAATCATTGCCATACGCGCCGGCCAGAACTCGCAACATTCCCTTGCAAGGCTTCCACGGGCGGTTGTTGTCGCCGTCGAAATACACCCAGACTGGCTGCTGCTGGCCGTTCTGCACCTTCACATCCCTTATACGAATCACAGGCTCCGCGCCAACAATGTCAAGCGCGTTCAACTGGTCAGACTTCGC